TTAAAATAAATCTTACACTATGACTATAGTCTTCCATGAGATTACGTAAGGCTGGTTGAACACTATTTGGATTCATATAATCGGCTTCGTCAATTAGTACAACCTTGAACTTACTGAATGGCATGGTTTGACAAAAGCTAATTAGCTTGTCTACCCACTCGACTTTGCGAGCTTCTTTACTACCATTAGCAAACATAACATCGTACTCGTCAATTTTTAATTCGTTTATTAACATTTTTGCCAAGGTCGTTTTACCGGTTCCGGGACCTCCGCTGAATAATAGATGTGGAATGCTACCGTCTCGGATCCACGACATAACTTGATCACGTTGTGCTTGATCTACAAATACATATCCATCTACGGTGTTTGGACGATATTTTTCTACCCAAAGTTCTTTCATACTAATTCTTCCCAAATACCTAAGATTTCTGCTACTATGAACAGTACGCCAGATGCTAAGAAGTTACCAACGGCTAGGTTGCCGCCTGCTACAATTCTAAGTCCGCTTTTTACTAGACTTATGTTTCTGTGTTTTACTGGATCCGGGTGATTCATTTTTACCTTTAAAAAAATTTATAAGTTTGTTGATGATAGTTAATTGTAACACAGGTGGAAGGTGTGGACAACGACCTTGTCGCCAATCGCAGACGGCTGCCGGTATTTGTCTACAAATACTGCATTTTGGTGTTTTTTTGATAACCACGATCAGGACTGTTTTTGAATATGTACTGCATCACTCATGGTGTCGTCTTGTGGGCGTGTTTCACTGTCACTTACCAATAAAATATCCTCAGGATCAATTTTACGAATAGTACGTTTGGTAATGCTTTCCCCATCTTCAATGTCTACACCTCGAGTCCAACGACCGTGCGCCACACATATCCATTGCCCAACTCGAACATCTTGCTGATCTTTGCCCACGGCATACACACGGCCCCAGCGAGGACGAATGCCCAAACTAGTACCATTATCGTTGGGCAAAATTAACCCACTTTGTGTAATGCGGGTATCAAACTCCATGTCTGATACTAGTACATCTTTTTTAAGAGCTCGTAATTTTTCTCTAGGGATACGATGTGGTGCAAATGCTAATTTTACTTCGATCATATGTTCCTTTTAAATTTTTCTAATAGGTTGTTCTTGTGCCCGTTCTCTGGGAGTTTTTTCTTTTTCTTGTTTGATTAGTCTGCTTCTAGCAATTGCCGCGGCTAAGCCTCCGCCTTGCGGCAACAAGTCAGATTCGTCAACTGGAGTCGGCTCGGTTATTACTGGCTCGGATCTACTAGTCGCTGGTAAAAATTCTTCAAAAAAATCAGGTTCTTCAGTGACTAAATTTTTTGCCTCGGCAGTTGATTGTTTAGCTGCGCGAGTGCTGGTTTGAACTGGTGCAGAATTAGAAACATTGGTTGTTCGTTGATATTGACGTTGTACTTGACGATTTTTTTGATCAATTACACGATTGTTACCGTCAAGCCGGTCTCCACGGGCATTGACATTCATATTGCCCACAGCTCTTACACCTTCATTTTGTAAAATGAGCGAGCCAAGATCAACTGCCTTGCCCATGGCCGATTTGTATACTTTGCGTGTCATAGTTATTCCTCTGAATTATATGTGTATTTAACGGAGAAACTCTTCGGGCTCTAAATTATAAAACATTGAGTCAATTCTGTGTACTCCTAGTTTATATAATACATAACTGGCCACACTACTTCCTCTTCCTACTCCCCAAATTACTTGATTTTCTGTCATTATATCAACCAGATATTTTAAATAGCGCAACAAGTTAAACAAGTCTCGCTCTTGATACAATAACAATTCTTGCCCTACTCGTTGTAGTTCTGCTTCGGTATTACATAATCCTAAAATATATTCAGCAATGTCTAAATGTTTGTACTCTTCGGGCATGTGCCAACGAGCTTGTGCTCTCTGATCAAACACTGTCATAATAACTGTAGGATCTTCTACGTGTTTAATGAACTCGGGCATACGATCAACAAAATCAACCATTTGCTCAATGTTGATAGATCGGTCTACAAGCATGCGATTTAATGATGCAGGATTACGCCCTTGCATTAACAGGTCGCAAACATCCGACTCGTTAAAAACCATTTCGCCTAGGTTATTTTGTTTCATCTTTTCCAAAATCTGCAAACACAATATTACCAGTGGCCTCGGGCGGCTCTTTTGCCGTTTCAGCATCGGGCCACCCTAAATCTAATTCTTTCCATACATTTGATCTTAACAATGACAATACATTATCACTGTCAATTAAGTCGGCGTCACAATGTACCACATCTGCTGTGGTCCACCAGTCTGGAAAAACTAAATTGTCAGTGGTTTCGTGCTCACCGTGTATATAGACCATGTTGTCACCAATGGCACTGGATAATTCTGTTTCAACTATGCTGATGCGTTCTTCCATAATGGCATTTAATTTGGAAAATAGCATGACCCCAATGATTTGATCCACTGGTTCGTTGGGCAAGGTAGTAATCTTCATTCCGGCTGCCAGATAACGTTTACAGGCTTCAACGCAATTACTATTAATAAACACAGTTGAATCCATTTCCTCGGCAATAAAATATTTTAATCGTTCAAAGGCAATGTTGTGATTATCCGCATCTGGAGTATTAGTAATCATATAAGTGCGTAGAAAGTAATTATTCATGATCAACCGATCTTGATAATGTACCGCAGCTGTAAATGATATAGTGTATTGTAAGCGAACGTTCACGATATGTCAATTGCTTCATCAAACGGAGTTTTGCCCGGGCCGTTTAGTCGTTCTTGATATTTGGACTGATAGCTTTCGATTGCCATTCTAATTTGCTCGCAGAGATAACTATTGCCACCGCGATAGGCTATGCCTAATTTTTTGTTAAGCTCGGCAATTTTATCAGTGAGTTGTTGGGTAGTCAACGAGTCTAAATTGGGTATAAGCGGGTGTTCCATACCTTAATTGTATACTACTTTTAGACTGCTGTCAATAGTTTTGGTTAGGCAAATACCGCGGCATTGTTACCAATGCAGTACCAGGCACCCTGAACATACTGCAATGTACAAGCACGGCCGTCGGCACCAAATGTAATTGTACCGCTACCAGAAGTTTTCCAGCCTGCGGTAGCCACAGTAACAACCATATCGCCCACATAACTGGTACAGATCAAGGTTTTAATTTGACCTTCGGCTCCATCAGCCAGGGTAGCAGTTTCGGCACCGGCAGTACTAAAATAACTGACTGTGGTGGCCAGGCTGATAGCACCTGCAGAAGCCAGATCTTGTTGGCTGTTGTTGAATGGTTGTAGTGCTTTGTTGACTTCACTCACGGTAATGGTTGTGCCGCCATTGCTAGTAACAAAATTAAATGCGTATGTCCCGGTTGCAGCGAATTCAATCACATTGGTTGTGACATCTAGTCCTTGGATTCCGGTGTTATTCACCGAAACTGCTGCTGGCAGTGTTAGAGTATGAGCAACACTGGCCACGGTAACCTGCACAGTAACAGAATCTTGTGTTCCGGCTGGAGTAAAATTGGTAAACGCCAGGCTAATACTACCAGCGGTGGTTACTGTTTGATATGGTCCGGCGGTATAATTAATACCAACATCACCGCTTAACACACCCAAACTTACCACGGTACCGCTCATGTTTTGCAGTTGAGCATTACTTAAAATACTACCACCCATGTTGTTGTTTAAGGTAGTACCAGTCAAGGCGGCTTTTAATACTGCTTTATTTTGTAGGTCGGTAATTTCAGCAGCTGCATACTGAAAGTTGGTGGAAGTATTAGTGAAATTATCGCGGAAGCCTTGACTGTTATTGTCTTGACCGGCTACGGGATATGCACCATCTATATTGTTCGGGTTAATCTGCGAAGTCATTTTTACTATTCCTTAATTATTTGTATTATTTAGCTGGTTATATAGCTAAAATAAATTATTCCAATATGTTCCGTTTAGGGAACAACAAATATCTATCGTATATTTGTGTATTGGTGTATATGTCTACTGGCACAATAAATTCCACGCTATTACCATCAAATACGGTGGGCGGGCCCGGAACCACATCAAAGGTAGTAGCTTCGGGAGGTGTTGGGATCCACTGCTGTTCTTCACGATTCCAGTTCTTAGTCAACAAGTTATCCAACTCGTAACGATCCACATCAAAGTCCACCAGATTTAACTGATCACCAAATATGGTTTGAATATTATACTTGATTTGTCCTGATTTTCCAGGTTTAGTGTAGGCAATTACCCAGGCTGGTGTAAAACCTAGTACTGATCCGTTGAGTTGTTTACTCAACATCCATTGAGGCAAAACATTACTGATCTGTCCCACCGTGTCAATCACCTGGGTACGCATGTCTACCAAACTGTTGGGATAAACAACATCAACCTCAGTACTATCTCCAGCATTTATTGGGTATGCCAATCTCACTTGTTTGCCGACACTTTTGCCATCGTTATTAATTAGATTATCAATCACACGACTATACACTACCTCGTAAATTATATTACCGTCAACATCCAAGGCCTGTGCTGTTTCGATGCTACCCAAGACTAAATTTTTCCAGTAATGATTAAGTTTTAATGCATCAACATAAGAATCAAGAGTAGCTGCTGTTAACCCATAAGCATGTTGATATACAACTTTGGTAGCTAAGCCAAAATTAGGATCTTGCGGTCGATATAATAGATCTGTAGGAAATATATCATCATTCTGCAGAAGACTATTCAATATTGCACGATCGTTTTGAGGAGGCATAGCCTGTATATAAAGATTATTGTATGGTTCATTGTATCTGCGTATGACTCGAATGGTAAAGGTTTTAAACACGCTGACCACTCCATTAACGCTGTAGGCATTAACTGTAAATGTAAACACCATGTCAAATGTAGTTTCAGTTCCTACACCGGTTGTAGGATTTGAATTAGGGTTGTATACATTTCTACTGCGTACATCAAATGTAGTAGTTCCGCTGTCAAGGGCAAAGGTATTAAAACTAACCCGGCCGGCAATGTCGCCTTCGGGCAATAGTTGTAGACCCTGGGGTAATTGACTGGTGCTGCCGGATTCTAATTGATACTGTAGCGGTATACCACTCTTGTTTACCGCAGCCACATACAAGGTACTGGTGGCGCCATTGTCAATTGATCCCAAGTCGCTGAGGGTAAGCCAGGTAACTTCGGTACTCAAACTGCCCACAATACTTAACGAGTAATAATAAAAATCGCTGATCACGGTTGGGTCACCGGTTTTATACACGCGAATGGCAAAATTATATGTCAACTCGGTTATTCCGAGATCTGGAATGTACCCATAGAGCCACCCGGTGACTGGATCTAAGGTCAGTCCGGGCGGGAGTGTAAATCCACCTTGATCGAATCCTTCACCCGGATAATCATAACTGCCGGGTAGAAAATTAATTAGTCCTTGATCGTATCCAATGGTGCCACCAAGACTAATTGTGTATTCAAATTGGTCTCCGTCAAGATCAATACCATCAAATTTGAATGCGTAGAAATTATCATTGCGTACAGTACCAATACTGCCAGTTGGTGTCAACAAGATTGGTGTACGCTGAGGTGACCCATCTGCTGTGACAAAAGTATTATCTGCTGTGATTTGTGTGTCGTCTGCGGTCAATGCATTACGACTGTACACCAGGATGGTAAAGGTTCTTAAGTTGCTGGTCTTGCCGTCTGTAATTTCTAAAATAAATTGATAATTTACTGTAGAACTTTTGGTTGAAAAATCAAAAGCATATTGGTCATATCCTTGACCGTCGCGACTAAATCCCGCAGCCACTCCAGCATCAGTATTGGGCGCAATGAATCCTGAAATTAATCCAGTGGCCGAAATAGTCAGGCCCGGAGGCAATTGCCCTGCCGTAAGTCGTACTATGACCGTGTCGGCTGGGTCAACATCGGTATATTCTATTTGTAGGTCGGTTACTTGTGTACCGTCAAAGTATGTGCCTACTGAGCCGGCAGGAGTTATAAATTCTGGATTGTTTTGCCCGGTTATTGTGAGGGTAAATGTTCTGTCAGCCAGGCGATTGATTACTGTTACTCCCTGGATGACTTGTGTTGTATAGGCGCGAACAGCAAACTTGCTGGTAACATCGGCACTAACTGGTGCCGGAACACCGTCTACTGTTACAATAGCCTGGGGGACTCCAGCAATTAGGCCGGTATCGTTGACCACTTCTATGCCGGCTGGTAATTGTCCAGCTATTACTTCATAGTATATGGTATCTATATCGGTAGGATCAACGGCCTGTAATGGAACCTCATAAAACACACCTTCCGGTATAGTTCCAAGGCTTCCAGGAGGAGTGATCCAAACAGGTTGTGCCATTTGCTAAATTACCAGGGAGTAGTATCAAACTCTATGCGTTGCCAGATTTCTGTGGTAGCATCATAATCCGCAACACAAACATAAAAATATGTGGTATCGTAAGCATAC